CGGCTCCCATCGCCACGAAGTTCACCAGCTTGCTCCTGAAGAAGGGCTCGCTGGCCTTCTGGTACAACAAGGATGCCATCAAGCTGAAGTCCGACGTGGACATCCTCGCCGACACCGACGTGGCGGCGCTGCACCTGTACCACGCGGCGCACCGCTACCGCCGCTACCGTGGCGGCAGCCGCTCGGGTGTTGTGCGCCTCAAGCACAACTAAGGGGTATGGGGGCCCGTCATCGGGCCCCGCTCTTGTGGGGGCGTCAACTGCGCTTTGCGCGGCATGGTGACGCAGTGCGGGCGACCGCATGTCGCGGGTTCGATTCCCGCCCCCGCAACCGAAGATACGAACCAAGGAGACTTTCATGATCTTGCGACGCCACCAGCGCATGCGCGCAGACGTTCCGCCCGCCATGCCGGCGGTCGCCTTCGAAGACCACGCAGCGGAGATCGCCGCCAAAGAGGCCCGCATTGCGGACCTCGAGGCTCAGCTCGCCAGCAAAGGCGAGGGCGAAGACCACGCGGCGGCGCCGGCGGCTGTTGCAGACGAAGACGACAAGGGCGGCAAGCCCGGAAAGAAGGCCAGCAAGTGAGCTACCGCACCTCCCAAAACAAGCACGTCGAGAGCAAAGACGTAGTCCTCTTTGCCGCTGCTGCGCGCACGGCCACGGTGAACGGCAGCGCTGTCGAGGCCGAGCAGTTCGGCGAGCTGTACTGCGAGCTCAACGTGACGGCGCAGTCGGGCACCACGCCCACGCTCGACGTCACCATCGAGACCTCGAAGGACGGCACGAACTGGGTGCAGATCGGCGCGTTCACGCAGGTCACCACCAGCACCGGCGTCTCTCGCCGTAGCTTCGGCGGCGTGTCGCGCTTCGTGCGTGGCAGGGCCACCATCGGCGGTACCACGCCCAGCTACACGTTCGACCTCACCGGCGAGCTGAAGTAAGGGGCGCGCGGTGGCCGGGTACTCAACGCTTGCCGAGTTTCGGAGCTTTTCGGGGCTCGGCGCCAACGTTGTCGACTCGCTCACCGAGGCGCGCATCGAGGAGCTCATTGAGACCGCGTCACGCTTGGCCGATGGCTACGCGATGACGCAGTACAAGCCGCCGTTTACGGCGCCCGGCGTCGACTGGCGCCAGCGCGTGTGCTGGGTCGCTGCCTGGCTCGTCATGTGCGAGGTGGGCTTCAATCCAAGCGAGCCGAACCCGACGGTGATGAAGAACTACGAAGATGCACTCTCGTGGTTCGAGGGCGTCGCCAAGGGTTCGGTGGTGCCGCTGAGTACTGCAGACCAGACGGCCACGGAAGAAGAGGGCGCGCCCGCGGTGCTCAGCTTCGCGCGCCGCGGTTGGTGAGGGCGGCGTGAGCCGCAACGCCAAGGCCTTCGAGAAGATTCGCCTGCAGTTTGACCAGGTGAAAGCAGAGCTCTTGCCGCGGGTCGTGCAGGCGCTGGCAGAGGCTGCCAAGGCGCAGATCGCCGTGCAGTTCGATGCGGCGGTCGACCCAGATGGCAATCCCTGGGACCCCAACGTCATGAACACGCGGACGCTGTTCCGCACCGGGACGCTGGCCAAGGACTTCTTCGTCGAGATAACCGAGGGCGGGTTCCGCGTCTACACGACGCGCTACTACGCGGTCATGCTGCAGGGGCGTCGGCGGATGCTCCCCCAGCGTCGTCGCGTCGGCAAAGTGTGGTTGCGCGTGTTCCGGGCAGCGGCGAAGAAGGCCAAGAAGCAACTCGCCGAAGACGCGAAGGTCAAACGGCCGCGCGGACGCCCGAAGAAGAAGATTTGAGCGCTGGCGTGTGCGTCGGCTGACGGAGCCCCATGGCATTGAACACTGGCGTGCCGCTCGTCGACTTCTTGTCGACGATGCAGGAGCTGCTATCGCAGGTAGCGCCGTCGTTCAACGACGAGAAGAGCTTGCCCAAGAACGACGTGCCCCCGCGGTATGTCTGGGTGCTCGACGAGACGGGCAGCAAGTTTCCTCGCAGCGCATCCGGGTCGAACCCGACGCGTATCTTGATGACCGACCTGCAGCGCATCGACGTGCACTGCTGGGGCTTCGAGCCCGACGCAACCGACGAGCTGCTGCACAAGGCTCGCGCGCTGCGGCTTCGCCAAGCGCTGCTGACGGCGCTGCGGCAGGTCGCGCAGCCTGAGCAATACAACGTCCTGCGCACCGTCCAGAAGGGCGGCGACAGCACCAAGCATCGCGGCTGGGTCTGCATCGTCGAGCTCGAGGTGCACCTGCCCGTGTTCGAGGCGGTGTGGTCCGGCAGCCCGGCGGCTCCTGGCCCGATGGCCAAGGGTGTTGTCGAGGACTTGCGGCGCTGGGGCACGGTGCGGCCGACCACGGTGGGCTTTGACACGACGCCGGCGACGACGGGTGACGGCGAGATTCACGCGGGCGAGACCTGACGGCCAGCCCTGGGAGACACGAATGAAGAAGAACTCTGATGTGGCCGTTGCGGCTGATGTGGCCGTCGCGGCCGCGCCGTCTGTAGAGACTGGCCTGCCCAAGGTCGAAGGCAAGGAAGCGACCTTTGACGTCTGGCTCGAGCGAGCCGCAGCCGTGGGCATCGACGAGGGGCTCGTCGCCGGCGCCGTCATCTATTCGCGATGGGACCGAGATCCCGCAGCGCTCATCAGCGCTGAGACCTTCAACGCCGCGATCGCCAAGGTCGCCAACCTCACGGGGTCCTAATCGATGACCATCCAAGACGTCTCTACGACCATTTCCGACGGCAACCTTGGCGTCGTTGACACCGAGGTCGACAGCCTTGGCGTCTTCGCCGGCTATTGCTCTGGCGGCACGCCCAACGTGCTCACTACCATCGCAAGCAAGGCCGCGTGCGACGCCTTGGGCGACGGGCCGCTTGCCGAGGTGGCTCGGCTTACGCTCGAGAACAGCGGCAAGAAGTTCTACGTGCTTCCGCTGACCACGTCGAACGGCACCGTTTCGAGCGTGACTCAGCCCGGCGGCTCGCCGCCGGCGGTGGGCACCACTGGCAACCCGCGCGACGAGTACGTCGCAAAGGTCAAGATGACGCTCGGGGGCGCCGTTGCCACTTCGAAGTTCAAGTACTCGCTCGACGACGGGGAGTCGTGGAGTGACGAGCTCTTCACCGCGGCGACGTACCCCATCCCCGGCACGGGCATCACGCTCACGTTCGCCGCGGGCACGTACGTGCTCAACGATGTCTACTCGTTCACCACCACGGCGCCGTCGTACAGCACGACGAACCTGAACACCGGGCTCGACGCTGCACTCGATGCCGAGGACGACTTCGCGTGGGTCTACCTCGTCGGCACCGCCACGGGCGCCGACGACGCCGAGAAGTCGACGACCTGCGCAACCATGGCCGCAGCGCTTGGCGCCAAAGCCAACACGGGGTTCACTGCCAAAAACAAGTTCTTCCGTGCGTTCATCGAAGCGCCGGAAGTTGGCGACACTGCGCTCAAGACGGCGTTCGCGAGCTTCGTCAACGACCGTGTCACGCTGCTCGCGGGCCACGGCAAGACGCTCTCGCCGCGCACGGGGCGCATGCACGTTGTGCCGTGCGGCCGGGCCTTCATCTCGCGGTTTGCGAAGAAGAAGATTGGCAAGGACCCGTCGCAAGTCTTCGCCGAAGACGGCACGGGCGCGATGCCGTCGCAGTTGCTCTCGATCAAGCGCGACGAGAGCAAGGCGCAGACGCTCGACTCTGCGCGCATCTCGACCTTCCGCACCTACCGCGGCAAAAAGGGGTTCTTCGTGACCAACGTCTGGCTTATGAGCCAGTCGGGCTCCGACCTCCGGTACATCCAACACGGTCAGATCATCGACCAGGTGTGTCGCAACGGTCGCCTGAAGGCCCTCGACTATCTGTCGCGTGACCTCGAGGTGAAGCTCGACGGCACTGGCCGGCTCACGGACGGGCAGGCGGGCAGCATCGACGTGGACCTCGACGCTGCGGTCCGACCGCCGGCGGCCGAGCACGTCTCCGGCCTGGGCATCTTCGTCGACCGCACGCTCGACGTCATCAGCACCGAGAGCCTCAAGTTCTCGGTGGGCATCGTGCCGAAGGGCTACCCGAAGACCATCACGCAAACGGTCGGCTTCACCAAGAAGATCAACAAGCCCACGTAAGAGCTACACGCCGGTGGGGCCCTCGAGCCAAACCCGGCACATCTGAACGCTTGGCGTCGCCGTACGCCAAGCCGCGGGCGTTCGCGCGCGCGGCGAAGCAGCGCGGGCATCGAGGGAGCCTGCGCGGCATCGGCACTTTTTACGGCGCTTCGGCGCTTCAAAGCTGAGGAGAGAACCCCATGCCGTTCATCAATGGCCGAGAGTATGACCACAGTTCGTGCCGCGTGCGCATGGGCATCGTTCCTCTGCCGCAAGACGGCGTGAAGTCGATCTCGTACTCGCACGGTCGCGAGGGCGAGGCTTACGTGCACGGTACAAGTGCCGTGCCTCTCGCTCGCACGCGTGGGCAGTACAAGCCCGGCGACATCTCGCTCGAGATGTACAAGAGCCAGTGGGACCAGTTCCGCACGCTCTTTGGCCCTGCGTTTCTCGACCGCTCTTTCGAGATGACGGTCGAGACCCAGGAGATCCCCGGCCCGGGCTTCCAGATGGATCTGCTCCGTGGTTGCAAAATCAAGAACGTCGAGAAGGGCACGAGCGAGGGCGGTGAGGCCGCCGTCGTGAAGCTCACTCTCAGCTGCATGCTCGTCATCGAGAACGGGCAGCTTCCCATGCTCGACCTCTCTATCCCCGCCGTGATTCCTGGCACCTAAGCCAGGTTCACGCTCTCAACCCCTCGCCCCCTCACGAGTCACATGATCAACTATCCCGCTCCCCTCAAGCCGACCGACGCCGAACTTCAAGCCATCAAGGACCAGAACAACGGAGAGGTGTTCCTCTTCGAGCGGCCGGTTGCTGTTTTTGTTCTCCGTGCGCCGCCCGCGCTGTCCTATCGAAAGTGGTACGACGGCGCGCGCACCTACGACGCGAGCACAACGCTCGCCGCGGAAAACACCCTGTTCCCGCCGCAAGAGCAGCTCAAGACGCTGTTCGACCGGTATGCGGGGCTGCCCGTTGAGCTGGCCGCAGAGCTTGGTGCCATCGCGCACAACAGCGACAAGGCCGAGTCAAAAAAAGGCTAGCTGCGTTTCGCCATGCGCACGAGAACGTCGCGGTTGCAGGCAACTGTATCGCGGCGCTCTCACGTGGTGAGACGTCCCTCGAGGCAGAGGTCGGCGGCATTCTCGTCGCTGAATTCTTCCACCTCGTGCGCACGTTCTTGACCAAGAAGAGGTGACTCGTGTCCGATCTCTCTTGGGTTTTTGAAGTCGTCGACAAGTCGAGCGGCCCGCTCAAGAACATCGACGACAAGCTCAAGGTGCTGCCCAACGACCTGAACCAGGTCGAGACGGCGCTCAAGAAGGTCGACGAGGCCGCGAAGCTGCAGGCGCTCTCGCGCATGCCGGCGTTGAAGCAGGCGAGCGTGCTCCTCAAGGACCACGCTGCCAAGCTCCGCGAGAGCAAGCTCGCCGAAGAGAAGACTGCTGCTGCGAAAAAAGTCTCGCAGCAGAAGATGCTCGAGAACGCCAAGGCGAAGTACGAGCAAAACCGCAAGGCCCAGCAGGCTGCGATCCAGCGCGAGATGGCGCAGGTCAAAGCCTTCAAAGAGAAGATCGCCGCGGCCAAGGTGGTCGAGCAGCAGAAGAGCGAACAACTCATCGGCGAGCTCGTGAACGTCGCAGGCATGGGCGCCTCGTTTGCGGTCGGCCTGGGTACCGCGTTTCTTGGCGCCGCGATGGCGCTTACAAAGTTCGGCATTGCCGCCTCGCAAGCGAAGACAGCCGGCGTCGGAATGCTGCAGCCCTTCGAGGGCGCCCGGTCTGAGAAGGCCTTTGACGTGCTGCAGCGCATGGGCATCGCCGCGGGGCAATCCGCGGACGAGACCGCGCGCGCGTTCCAGAAGCTGCGCTCTGCGGGCTTTGCCTCGAAGAGCGCGCAAGACGTGCTTGCCGCGTCGTTCGACATCGCCGGTCTGCTTGGCGGTGGGGAGCAGGGCAAGCAGGGCGGAGACAAGTTCCGCGAGATGTTCGCCAAGCTTGCCCTCAAGGGCAAAGCCGAAGGCGAAGACTTCAAGGTGCTGTCAGAGATCGGCGTGGGGCTCGACCCGCTGGCCGAAGCTCTGGGGCGTCGCCTCAAGGTCGACGCGAAGACGGCGAAGGCGCTTATGCAATCCGGCGCCGCCAACGGCGTCGACCTGCAGAACAGCATTCTCGACGTCGTACAGAAGAAGATCAACGGCGGGGGCGCCCTCGGCACCAAGGCGCTCAGCTCTGCGTCGAAGAGCGTGGACGCGCAGATGCAGTCCTTGGGCGACAATGCCAAGCGCATCTTCCAAGATGTGAACGTTCAGCCGTTCGTCGACGCCCTGGCGCAGGTCAACAAGGCGCTCGCCGGCGACACCGGCGCACGGATCAAGGTCCTCGCCAATAACTTCTTCCAGCTCTTCGAGGCCGGGGGAAAGCTCAACCTCGTGCGTGCGCTCGAGGTGACGGTCGACATCGTCGAGCAGCTTTGGACCAAGGCGGAGACGTTCGGGGCCGCTTTCGAGAAGGCCTTCGACACGCCGTTCCTTGCGGACTTCAACGCGGTCCTGAACGACGTCGACGCCAAACTCGGCATCGCGCCCTCGAGGGGCGCCGACGGCTTCGCCGCCCTCGGCAAGGTCATCGGCACGGTTGCGACGGGCTTCGTGGTGTTCCTTCGGGTGCTCGAGACCATCGACCGTGTCATCGCCAAGATCGGCGACGGCGTGAAGGGGCTCGCCACGGGCGCTTTTTCCAAAGTCGTCGACATCGCGTCGAAGGGCTCGGCAGCTGTCGAGGGGCTCGCGCAAGGCTTGCTCAGCGGCAAGACCGACATCACCGCCGCAGCTGCGAAGCTGGGAAACCTGATTCCGCAAACGGTGGCAGGGGAACTGGAGATCCGTAGTCCCTCTCGGGTCATGGATCGCCTGGGCGAGAACGCCGGCAACAGCCTCATGGGTGGCTTCGAGGGCACCCAGCCGAGCATCAGCGTGGATGACGTGGTGTCGGCGCCGAGCATCACGCTGGGCGATATCGGCGCTTCCGGGCGCGGGTCGGTCAGCGTTCAGATTGGCGACATCGTGGTGCCCGCTGGCGGTGACGCTGGGCGCATCGCGCGCGAGCTCGCGGGACGAGTGCGCGAAGAGATGCTTAAGGTCTTCGAGGAGATGGGGTACGCATGATCTCGAGTGTGCCGTGGCCTGACGTGGCGCCTACGCCGTGGAACACCGTCATCGTTGACGGTGTCTCGCTGCCTGGTGTCGCGACGGTCGACGTGCAGCTCAAAGAGGAGATCGACGTCAAGAAGCCGGTGGGCGCGACCGGGGCTACGACGACCTACCAGGGGCGCAACCCCATGAAGGTCGTTATCGAGCTCTTCATGTGGGAGTCGGCGCAACTCGACGCATGGGCGCGCGTCTTCCCGCAACTCTTCCCTGCGCCGAAGAAGGGCACGGCGGGCTCTCGCAAGATTGTGCACCCCAAGCTTGCCATCTATGGCATCGGCGCCGTCGTGTTCGAGTCTCTCAAGGACCCGCCCAACAACAAGGGGGACCAGTACAAGGTCACGCTTGAGGCCGTGCAGTTCTTGCCGCCGAGCAAGAGCGGCGGGACGAAGACAAAGACGCTTGAGCCGAGGCAGCAGATCTTGGCCGAGAACCTCACCAATCTGCCCAGCTCGAGCATCGGGCCGTGAGCGCTGCTGTCCAGTTCGCCAGCGTCGACGTGCTCGAGGGCACCGTCACGATGCCCCGCGTGGGCGCGTGGACGGCCCCACTTACGCTCGACGCGCCCGAGACCTTCTCTCTATCCAAGCTCGAGGCGCCGGCGCTTCTGGCCTCTGGCGATGGCTCGTTCTCGTTGCTCGGTACGGCCATCCGAAGCTCGGTTGTCGACGGCGCGCTGAAGGTGCTGGTTGTGGCCGGCAACGGTGGGCTGCACAAGCCCGTCGCCGCCAGGGCCTACCGGCAGTCGCCTGCCAAAATCATCATCTCGAGCTTGCTGGCAGAGGTGGGCGAGGTGCTTTCGCCTACTTCGGCCCCGCTCAGTGATCCGCTCGACTGGTCTGGCGAGGCGACTGTTGCAGATCGCGCCCTGTCGGCCATCGTTGACCACCTCGGGCTGTCGTGGCGCGTGCTTCCAGACGGCACTGTATGGGTGGGCGCAGAGACGTGGCTGCCGTTCGTCGACGAGACGGCAGCCGAGCTCGAGCGCGACGCGGCCGTGGGCCTCGTGCGCCTGGCTGTCGAGGTGCCGCGGGCGTTGCCAGGGCGGATGTGGGACGGCCAGCAGGTGCACACGGTCGTGCACACGATTGGGGCATCGCTGCAGACGGCGCTCTACCTCGAGTCAGACCGTTTGCGCGAGGCGTTCAAGAAGATCGTCGAGAAGGTCTCCCCCTCGAGCAACTACGACCGCCCCTATGTAGCAAGGGTCGCGGCGCAGAACCTCGACGGCACGCTCGAGCTCGTCCTCGAGGACGCGACGATGCCATCGCTCTCGAAGGTGCCCATTCGCTACCCGCTGCCAGGGGTGACGGCGAAGGTGGCGCCACGCGCCACGGTGCTGGTGCTGTTCGACGGTGGCAAGCCGACCGCACCCAAGGCATGCCTCTTTGACTCTGGCTCGCTCCTCGAGGTGACGGTCACTGCGCCGTCGATCGTGCTCGGTGGCACTCTTGCTGTTCCTGCGGCGCGCGCGCCCGAGACGCTCGCCGCAATCGCCGCAATCCAAACCACACTTGGGGCCATCGCTACGGCTGCCGCTGCGCTGGACGTGGGCCTCGGCACACCGCCCGCCGTCATCGCGTTTGCGCAGGCCCTCAAGGGCTTGGGCACGACGCTGAATGCGGCGTTGGGTACACCCATCGCCAAGCTTCCGTCGACCACCACGAGGGTTCTATGAGCGAAACAGGTGTCGACGTCGCGACGTTTCCGGACCTCGACGTGTCCGGCGCAAACGTGACGGGCAACAGGGCCATCGCCGAGTGTTTCTTGCGCAAGCTGCAGTCGGACCCCGAGCAACTGCCCTACGCAAACAGCGACGAATGCGTTGACCTTCGCACGTGGCTTTCGCGCGGACTTGTCGACGAGCAACTGTTCGAGCTTGATTCCGTGGTCTTTGGCATCGCCGTCTCCGACGAACGGGTGAACGACGCAGAGGTCACGAGCACGCTGACCGGCGAGGGCATCGAGCTGAAGGTTGTGCTCGAGCCTGCCGAAGGGCCTTCGTTTTCTCTGTCGATCCTCATCGATGCGACAACCGTTGCGATTCTCAACGAGGACATTTGAATGCCGAGCATCATCGACCTGCTGTCGGCTCCCGACGAGACGACCCTCAAAGAGAAGTTCTTGCAACTGCTTCGCCTCGCCGGCTTTCCGGTGGTCGCGTGGCAGCGGTTCTCGCTGCTCCGGCACACGGCAGAGACTGAGCCGCGTCTCTTCGCGGACCTCTGGAAGGCTATCGGTCTCATCGCTGACAGTGGCTTCGTTCGGCGCGCCAAGGGCGCATGGCTCGACATCGCTGCCAGCGAGTTCTTCAACGAGACGCGCAAGCCTGCCGTGGCCACCGAGGGCTACGCGACGCTCACCGACACCGCGGTCACGGGCCCCCACACCATCAACGCCGGGCAGTTCTGGGTCGGCAACGCTGGCGCGGCTCGCCGGTTCGTTGTGACGGGCGTCGGCCTTTCGGATGCGTCCACGGGCACGCTGAGTGCCGGCGGCACGCTCCGGGTGAAGCTACGCGCAGAGACTGCCGGGGCGGACTGGAACGTCGGCGTGGGAGCCATCACCGACCTTGTGACGGTGCTCGCCGGCGTCTCGGTGTCCAACCCGTCGCTCGACACGGGCACCTGGATTACGGTGCAAGGCGCCGACCAGGAAAACGACGAAGAGCTTGCGCAGCGCTGCATCGACAAGTGGTCAACGCTGGGGGCTGGCGCTGATGACGGTGCCTATCGGTACTGGTCGAAGTCATCCAGCCCCGAAATCACAAGGGTGAACGTCTACAGCCCCGCTGGGGGCTCTGTTCGTGTCGTTGTGGGTGGGGCAACTGGCCCAGTCTCAACAGATGCGCTTGCCGCGGCTGTCGCGCTGGTCGAGGCCAAGCGGCCGCTTGGTGTGCCCGACGTGGTGACGTCCAACGCTCGAGCGCGGGTCACGCTCATCCAAGGCACGCTGACGCCGAAGCCGGGCAAAGACGGCGTCGCCATGAAGGCGGCAGCGCAAGCCGCCGTCGAGAAGCTTGGACGCGACACGGCGTTTGCTGAGCTTGTCTCGCGTGAACGCATCATCGCGAGCCTGATGGTCGACACGGCCAAAGATCTGAACCTGGTCTCTCCGGCAGCAGACTTCACGCTGGGTCTCGACGAGGTCTTCGTGCCCACGTTCGACCTCACCGTTGGGGAGTAGTTCATGGCCGACGGCTACCGTGAGTACCAGAGGGACACCGGTCCCGAGTGGACGCAGCGACCCAACTTTCGCCTTTGGAACGAGGCCCGCGGGCTCCTCAAGGACGCGTTCAAGGACCTGGCCATCATCGCCGTCAAGGCGCGGTTCCCAAGCTACGCACATCCGTCGGACTTGCTCGCCATCGCAGAAGAGCGCGCGCTGCCCGTTGGTTATCGCGAGAACCAAGCGCGCCTCTCTGCTCGCCTCAAGCGAGCCTGGGACCAGTGGCAGGAGGGTACTCGACCCGTTGGGTTGAAGCTCGCGCTCGAGCTGCTCGGCTACCCAGATGTCGAGATTCGCGAGCCCAAAGACGACGACACGCTGCAATGGTTCGAGTTCGAGGTGCGGCTGCGCCCTCCGTTCCCGTGGCCCGACGAGTATCTCGCCGATCGCTACTGGGGTGACCCGGGTCTTTGGGATGACGGCGGCATCTTCTCGAACGCTATCCCGCCGGCCGAGCTCGAGCTGCTGCGGGCAACGATTCGCCTGACCAAGCCCACGCACTCGAGATGCCGCGCCATCGTCATCATCCACGACGGCGAAGCATGGGACTTCGACGCCCCTCCCGGCGACTGGGACACAGACACGACAGCGACGTGGGGGGACGACGTCACCGAGCACAACGCCTGAACTGAAGGAAGCTGCATGCCCTCGAATCTTACCGACTCGTCCCTCTGGGAGGCGATGGTTGGTCCAGAAGGGACCGATATCCGCAACGCAGCAGGCGTGCGCTCTTTGCTGCAGAAAGCGGCAAACCGCACGCGCTTTCTCTACGACCAACTGCTGCCGCTCAACGACTTGGCGGCGCTGAAGGCCATCGGCAGCCCGCCGGACCAGATGCGCCGGTGCGTGGCCAACTACGGCACGTACATTTTCTATGCAGCATCGGCGGCTCCTGTCGACGAGCCCTGGATCGTGCTCCCCGACGTGGGCAGCGGCCGCTGGTATCACGAGCTTTTCGACGCCCGCAAAAAGACGGGCTTGATGGCCGTCTACCAGGTCAAAAAAGACGATGCCGGCGGCACGTTTCAGTCGACGACAGCGGGCCCGGTGGTCATCACCGACCTGGTTGTGAGCGTTACCGGCGCGAAGAACGGTGACAAGCTCATCATTCGCGCAAACATCCCGCTTTTTAGCGCGAACTGGGCCAGCGGCTACCCCATGGGCGGCATGCGGGTGACCGAAGACGTCGGCGGGACGCCCGTTGACGTCACGATCAACGAGGCAAGCAGCAAAGCCTGGGGCAACGTCGACGGCGTTGCGGTGCCGGGCTTCATTTACACGCCAATGGTGGTCCACACGATCGCCAACATGCCCACCGAGGGCACCGCGCAGGTCAAACCGCTGCTGACGTCAGTGACGGGCACCGGTGTTTCGTGCAGCGCGTCTCGAAATGCGGTCGTCAACGTTGAGCACTGGAGGGGTTAGCCATGAAGAATCTCACTGGCAACGCCTCTGCGTTCGTCACGCAGCGCGCCCCCGAGGGCGGGGAGCCCCGAACGGCCCAAAACATCGAAGCGGCCCTGCAAGATGCGGCCGATCGCAGCGCATATCTGCAGGACAGGGTCAACTACCTCGACCCAGACCGCGCTGGCGCCACGCGCATCCGGCGCGAGGTCTCCGTCGTTGCGCTCAAGGCCTCGACAAACCATTCTTCGCGTGTCGTCTGCTACGTCGACGGCGTCGGCATCTACCAGTACGACGCCACTTCGACCGCGGCCGACGCCTCGCCGTTCGTGATCAAGCCCACCGATGTCGGTGTGAACCCGGGCGCGTGGATCCTCTCCGGCTTCGGCGCTTTGGACGTGGCCAACGGCATACCCAAGCTCGACGGGTCGGCCAAGCTGCCCGATGCGCGCCTTGCCTTGCTCGATAGCGCGCTGCGTGTGCCCGCAGTGAAGCTTCGCAACGGCATCGTCGACCAACGCTCAGCCCTTTTCGCTGGGCCCTACAGCACGACGAGCACGAGCTACGTCGGGCCCAGTCCCGGCAGCATCTGGCTCGAGTTTCCGGCGGCGTTGCAGGGCGACGTCTTGTTCGGGTTCATCAACTACCGCCTAGGGAATTCTGGCGCCGACAGCTCGTGGTTCCAGGTCGAGACGGCCATGGGTTTGACCGTCGAGGCGGTACCGAACTCGGAAGCGGGGCACCCCGAGCCGGAGATCTCGCGCCAGTGCTTCACCTTCGTGAAGGTGGTCTCGGCGCCGGGCACGAATCCCTTGCTCATCCTGCCTCGCTTCAAGGCGACGGGCGGCACGGCAAGCATCTCCGACATCCACATTTCCGGCCTGCTTCTGCGGCCGTGACGGAGTCCACATCATGAGCATTCTTGACGCGATCTTTCGCTTCGTGCCCTACGGCCGCATGAACGCCGTGGCCCCTTCGCCCCAAAGCGGCGAACTCACGGAGCTGCAGATCAACGACCGCGGCCAGCTGCGCGTGACCACCGACGCGGCCACCACGTTGTGGAGCGACTCTGGCGTTGTCGTCGCAGAGAAGGTCGTAAAGGGCACTGCAGGCCGCGTGCACCAGATTCTCGGCCGCAACACCGGCGGCTCTGCGGTCTACGTCTTCATTTTCAATCACGCCGCGGCTGGCGGCTCTCGCCCGGCGAACGGTCTCGCTACCGAGCTGTTTCTGCCCATCAAAGTCGAGGCTGGCGAGGCATTCGCGCTCGAGCTGCCCCGCGCGCGCGCATTCAGCACGGGCCTCTACTGGGGCGCGAGCTCTACCGACGCGACGTTCACCTATGCTAGCGGCGCAACGCTGGCGATCGCGGTGGAATACGAATGAGCCTCCGCGTTGGGGCGCTGGCCATCTGGCTCGCGTCGGTGTCGGCGCTTTGCACCGGTGGCCTGTCCACGCCCGTGCAGAGCGAGGCGCCGCCGGTGCCAAGCTTGGGCTCGGTGTCGCCTGCGTTGGGTGACACTGCCGGCGGCATCCAGATCACGCTGAGCGGTACGGGCCTCACCGGCACAACCGCGGTCACGATTGGCGGCACGGCGTGCACGAGCATCGTCGTGGTCAACAGCACCACGGTGCGCTGCCTGACGCCGGCAAAGTCGGCTGGCACATACGACGTCGAGATCACCACTTCGGGCGGGACGGACTCACTGACAGGCGCGTTCGAGGCTTGGTCGCCCACGCAAATCTCGGGTGCACGCGTGTACGACGCGTCCACCGAGGTGACGGCGTCCGGTGCCGCGTTCGTCGTCAACTCCTCGATGGTCTCTGAGGAGATCAACGCAAGCTGGAAGCTGCGCGACGGGCACGTGGCTTTCTACACGCCGGGCACCGACGACGTCGCCCTCGTCGGTGGGTGGAACCCGTTCTACTCGGACGGGCTTGGTAACGGCGGTGACGGCAGTCGCCCCGGATGGCCTTCGCCGCGTCAAACGACCAACGAAGTCTGGAAAAGCACCAACGGCGGCAAAACATGGTCCGCGTTGTTGGCCGACGGCAATGCGGAGTTCGAGCGACGGCACACACCGGGTATCGCGCAGGTCGGCAACAAGTGGATCATGGTCGGCGGGGACCTTTGGGTCAACGAGCCGCCCGACTCGTTTCAGCGCGACATCGTCAGCAGCACCGACGGCGGGCTGAACTGGACGACGGAGATGGCGACAACGCCATGGTCGTCGCGCATGCTTCACCTCGTCACGCAGAAGCCCTTTGCTGGCAAGATCTGGATGTTCGGCGGGCAAGACGGCATCCTCGGTGTCGGCGGCTCTGTCGACCTGCACAACGACGTCTGGAACTGCCCCGAAAACGACCTCGACAACTGGACGCAGGTCATCGCCGACGGCGCTGCGAGTGCCACGCGCCCCAGCGGCCGGGGCGGTGTGAGCAATCTCATCGTGTGGGCGCCGTTGACGGGCACCTACGCGGGCGTCGAGCGGATGTGGCTCGTCGGTGGCTGCGAATACGGCTCTCCGCACGTCTATTTCAACGAAGTTTGGAGCACCACCGACGGCATCACGTGGGTGCAGCACGCAGACGCCGGCTGGACCCCGCGGTTCTACCACAGCCTCTTCGTGCTCCGCGGTCGCCTTTGGATGATCGCCGGCGGCGACGACACCGTCGGCAACAAAAGCGACCTCTGGTACACCGAAGACGGCGAGACCTGGGTCGAAGTCGACGCTCGCTTTGCTCCCCTTGAGGCCGGCTCACACGCTGACGCCATCACGGTGCTCGACAACCGTTACGCCATCTACGCGATGGGTAACGGCTCCCTCGGGGCCGGCCCGCCGTTCCTGCGACGCGCATGGCGCATCGATGTGCACGCCGGCACGCGCATCACGGCATGGGGAGACCGTGGCGCAGGGGGCATCGACCTGTCCGCCTCGGGGGTCAACCGCCCGCTGTTGCTGCCTGCTGGGCAAGTGGGCGGGTTTGCGCATCAGCCCGCCGTTGTGTTCGACGGCGCTGACCACTTTCTCTCTGCTGCATCGGTCGACATCCAGGCCGGTGGCTACACTCGCTTCTTCGTTGGTCGCATCCCGCACCGCAAAGACGACGTGACGCCCAGCGACACGACGGTGCAGCACTGCGCCTTCGGCAACGACGCGGCGAACCAATACGAAACCATGGGCCTCACCAACGGCGCGCTCGCCGTGACTGACGGCTCTGTTGCGTGGGCCCTCACGACGCAGGGGCCAACGAACAACGACGACGGCTTTGGCTCGGTGAAGGCCTATGCCGTGACACGCGCCACGGGCGGCGACACCAAGTTCTACATCGATGGTGTGCAGGTCGGCACGACGCAAAGCGTGCCGTACAACACGACCTACAGCGGCTGGAAGCAGATCGGCGCGGGCCTCGGTACCGACTCGCCCACCTCGTCGAACAACAAGCTGCAGGGCGCCTTCGGTGCGTTCGTGACGGTCAACGGCGTCATCAGCAGCACCAACCTCGCGAAGCTGACGACCTGGGGCAAGGGCAAGTTCGTCGAGCAGCCATAGCGGCGAGCGTCGGGCAACGCACGCGGAGCCAACCCGGCGGACCAGCCGGCCAACGGAGAGGCCGACAGGCCAAGGAGCGACACACATGGCAAATGCACTCTATGACTTTGGCCGCGAGGGCTTCCTCGGTGGCGATATCGACTGGGACGCGAACAACATCAAAGTCACGCTCGTCGATACCGGCACGTACACGCCGAACCTTGCAACGCACGACTTCTACAACGACGTCACCGTTGGCGGGCGCGTCGCCACGTCGGGCAACCTCGCATCGAAAACGAAGACCGCCGGCGTCGCCGACGCAGCCGACATCACGTTCACCGCGGTTTCCGGCGCCGTCTCGGAAGCGCTCGTTATCTGGAAGGACACCGGCACCGAGGCCACGTCGAACCTGATCTGTCTCATCGACACGGCCACCGGTCTGCCGGTCACCCCGAACGGCGGCGACATCAACGTCGTGTGGGACTCGGGCAGCAACCGCATCTTCAAGCTCTAACCGGGCGAGAGGCACACATGGCAAACGCACGAATCCGTGTCGACGGAGAAAATGTCACGCTCGAGCTCAACGGGCGAGCGACCGAGATGCCCGCGCATGCGGCACGCGAGATCGCGCGAGCCCTCATGCAGAAGGCGCTCGAGGCCGAAGAGTACGCGCGCGCCGAGGGCATCATCCTCGACAGCGCGCTGCTTATTCGCGCGGGCTTGCCCTTTGGGCTGAGCAACAACCCGAAGATTCTCGACGAGGCGCGCAAGGAAGCGGTGTGGAACCGCGATCTGCGCCGCTTCATGCCCGGTGGCGTGCGCAGCACGGCCGTCGTCGGCACCCCAACCATCACCCAGGGCGCCCCGGCGCCTGCCAGCAGCAGCAGCAAGGAGAACGCAGCATGAACATCCAAGAAGCCACCGAAGAGCAACTGCTGGCCCGCCACGCCGACCTCGAGGCGCAGATCGTGACGCTCAAGAACGAGCAGCGGGCCATTGCCAAAGAGCTTGGATTCCGCGACTCGTACGCCGTGCGTGCACGCGCGCTCGCCGGCATGACCAGCGAGGAGCTGCAGCGGCTGATGCAGACGGTGAAGCCGAAGGGCGTCGAGTCTGCAGAAGCCGTTGGCAACGCTGGCGCCGAGGGCTAAGCCATGGCTGACAACCTCGGATACACGCCGGGCGCCGGGGCGTCGGTCGCGTCTGACGAAGTCGGTGGCGCACACTACCAGCGCGTCAAGATCGTCACCGGCGCTGAGGGCGTTGTCGAGGGTGACGTCAGCCCGGAGAACCCCATGCCCGTCATGGGGGAGGGCGAGCTTGTCGAGTCGCTTTTCGCGATTCGCTCGGCGCTCGAAGTTCTCGCGCGCAACACCGGGCAGGCATACCCAGACACCGCGGGCCGCTTGCGTGTCGCGATTGACTCGATCAGCTCCGCGCTCACCCTCGCGACCATCACCACCGTCGGCACTGTCACCACGGTTACGACCGTGACGACGATGACAAACCAGGTGAACGTGGGCGGCTACTCGGCGGCGCCGCAAATCCAGGCTCTCACGCAAATCGGGGCGGAGTCGCTCCGTCGAAATATCTCGGTGACCTAATGGCGACCACGAACGGCAACCGCAAGATCCTCGACCTCAAGCGCTGGGAGATGTGCGCGCCCGCACCCGTCGCAACGGCCGCGGCGCACTTCATCGCAAGCTCGCGCTGCTACCGACAGCAGCAACTGCTCGTGACGTCCAACACCGTTGCGTACCTGTACGCGCCGCTCGAAGACGGCTTCGTGCAGGTGCCCAGCCCGGCGCTCGCTGGCACCTTTGGCGCTGGTGCAACCGGCTGCGGCGTTTCGTGGACGACCGGCTCAACCATCGGCGCCGCCTCGCTCACTGCGACCGCTGGCACGACAACCAGCATCACAACGAACCAGACGCTGGCGCGCCACCTCCGCGGTTACAGTGTGCACATCCTTGCCGGCCCGAACGCTGGCGAGACGAAGACGATCGCGTCCAACACCATCGGCGCCAACGCCGTCATTACGTTCACCGCTGCAAGCGGTGTCGCGTTCTCGGCGTCGACGGTGTACCGCATCATCGCTCCCAAGTTCTTCGTGCTCGGCGCGGGCACGCTCGCGGCGGGCTCGTTCAAATCCTACGACTTCGCCACCAACACTTGGACGACCTGCACCATCACCGGTCTGCCGGCCACCATCGGTACCGACGCGAAGCTCATCTCGACGCCGGGATGGCTGGACGATACATACAATGCTTTCGCGACTGGAACCGCGACGGCTGGCGGCGCTAGCACGCTGACCAACAGCGCGAAAACCTGGGCCACGAACCAGTGGGCCAACTATCAGATCCGCATCACTGCGGGCACCGGGGCTGGCCAGATCCGCACGATCGCCAGCAACACCGGCACGGTCATTACCACCAGCGCGGCCTGGACGACGAACCCCGACGCGACGAGCCAGTACTCAATCGAGGGGAACGACAACTTCCTCTACTTGATTGGCAACAACGCCGTCACGATGTACCGCTACGACATCGCCGCGAACACCTGGTCGACGCTGGCCCCTGGTGTTGCCCGTGGCGCCGCTCCCGGCGCTGGCATGTCGGGACACTGGGTGCACTCTGCACCAGAGGCCGAGTGGAACAACGAAAGCACCATCCAGAACGGGCGCTACATCTACTCGTTCCGTGGCGCCGCTGGTGCGCTGCTGGACCGCTACGACATCGCTGCCAACACCTGGTCGGCGGTGACATACAGCCCCGCCACGGAGACGTTCACAACCGGAACGAAGTACACCATCTTCGATGGTGCACTCTACATCCAGAAGGACGCGACAGGCCGGTGGTTTCGGTACAACTTTGCGACCAATGAAATGGATGGGTGGGGCACCATGCTCTACCCCAACGGCGCTGCCATTGTCGGCGACACCGCGTTTTATGCGTACTTCGACGACGGCGCGACCAAGATCACGTTCGTGTACATGATCCTCAACACCTCGGCGGTGATGCTGCGGCAGATGATCATCTGAGCGAAGAGGGGAGAGCGCCTAAATGTTTCTGACGCTGCTCGGCGCGCCCCCTTGGCCTGGGACGTGGGTGCCAAACTACACCGGA